TGTATAATGATTCAAAACAACCGATATATATATTTCCTTGTATTAATAAGATATCTTATAAAGAATCTTATTCTATAGAAGAATATAAAATTAATAATCGTGTATCATTATGTATTAAAGATAAATCAATATATATAAGTTTTAAATACTCATCAAATTGTGATATTGATAGTAATATAAAAAATATTGAAAATTGTATTAGCAAATGCTGAGAGGTATCCATTTATCAAATTCTTTAAAATATGAACACCTGATACATTTAGTAAAGTTTAAGTTTGTGTCTTTAAAAGCATCACGAAGCATATGACTTTGTTTAATAGTTTGTATAGATAAGTATTTATTATCTTCTTTAACTTTATAAATATCAGGTAGATCGGTTTTACTAACTGATTTTATATTATCTGTTTTTAGAGTAAATTCAATATTATCTTTTGTTTTTATTGATACTGATTGAATAATATCATCATCAATATTCATAAGTTTAGGTTTATATTTCAAATTGTAAGCCCAAAAATATATACCTCTAACCGAAAATGGAAATTCAAAACTTGATATTTTATTAAGTGTATCCACACATAAATTATAGTAAGGTTTTATACGATATTTACAAATATCCATAGGATAATCTTCGGTATATTCATTATCTAACATATTATTTAACATTGTAAGTCGTTCTGGTAATTGAAACTTTGTTAAATGTTCTCCTTTATAAGCTATAATATCTGAAATTAAAAAAATCCATTTTTTATTATAACAACATACCATTTCACCATCTATTAAAGTTCCATTAAATAGATTTGGATCAAATAATCCTTTTACTATGATGATTCTTGGTAATTGATATGTAGGATGTATTTTTTTATCAATAAAATAAATTATTTCTTTATCATCATATTTAGTCATATATAAAAAATATGGATTACCATTTGTTCTAATAGATACTACGTGAGGTGTAGCTGTAATATGACTTACACTTTCATCGCTTAATCTAAAAAAATGTTTCTGTATTATTTTAACATTATATTTTTTATCAATTTCTTCTAATATATCGGTTTTAATATCATTTGATTTAATATTATATGCTACTCTATCACAAAATGATATAATACCTAAATGCATTACTATAATGCTAATATATATTATAATCTTTATATGTTAAAGCGTAATGGTTTATTTTGTATTTTACTATTACACATAATGTTGTCAGTTGGTATATCTTCTCTAGCTGGTTGATATTGTGATAACAATTCTATAGTAGGTTCTTGATTTTTAGTAATATTAATATCATTTGATATTTGCGACATTCTTACATCATAAAACTTTACATTAGAATTATTAACTGTAGGAAGATCTTTAGGTTTTTTTAAAATGGATTTAGGTTTTGTAACTTCATTTATTGTTTTTTCAGGTTCAATACTTTTATAAAATAATAATACAATTGCAATTATAAGAAGAAATATAATAATAATATATTCTAATTTAAGTTGATTAGATTCTATAATCATTTATTATAATAAGACATTCCTTTTTTAATATTAATTACCTTTATGGAATCACTTATATCTTTTCGATTATTTAAATCTTTATTATTATTAATAATCCACCAAAGCCTTTCATAAGCATCAGAATCAATTTCAAAAGGTTGTTTATTTAATTTGTAAATTGTATTTTTAATAAAAATAACTACAACATTCATAATGTGTATATATTAGTATAATATTTATCAAACGTTTATATAGAATGACTACATCTGTTAGTGAAGATGTTTATAATGATACATTGATTGATGATTTTATGAAAGAATATACAGTTTTAGATAATTCTAAACAATTGATGGTTGATATAATACGCAAACCTATATATGATATTGAAGAATTACGTAAAAGACAAAATGTAATTAATATACCGGATATAACTATTCAATTAAATCATTTAAAAAATTTAGAAGAAGATGTTAATTATTTTGTAAATTTAGATTATAAAAAAACTAATTCTGATAATGAGTTTTTAGGTGCTTTATTTCCTAACAGTTGGTATAATTTTCCTATTAATTTGACATATCCTACAATAGAATTATTTCATTTATATAAAGTTTATTCTGTTCCTTTGATGCAATTTATATCACCAATAAGTATAATATTAGGACCATATTATTATATTAAAACTGTTTTAAAAATTGATTTTTCATTATTTAAATATGTAAGTATATTATGGAAATCTTTAAAAGCTATTATAACTGCTTCTTATAGTAATATTAAATATTCTTTGGTAAAATGGATAACTGTTTTAATTTATTTTTCATTATATGTATATGGTTTATGGCAAATGGTTGATTATTCGTATTATTTACATAATTTACGTAATGATCTTTCTACTAAAATATCTAATGTTAAATCTTTTATTACTATTTGTTCTAAATTATTTGAAAATATACCGGATGAATATTGGAAATTAAATGATATATATTATGATAAATCTTTCATTATCAATGGTGATCTTACAGATGTATATTGTTTTTGGACTAATACATCTAATTATAGAATACGAATGAAACAAATATTAGAATGTATTAATTATATGGATATTGCTAATGTAATTGCTAAATTATATCATAATAAAAATTGGTGCAAAGTTAATTATGATAACAGTTCTAATACTAAAATAGTTGGTATGCGATCACCATTATTAGATGAAGATCAAGTATGCAATCCTGCATATTTAAAAAAACATTTGGTAATAACTGGACCAAATGCAGGTGGTAAAACAACTTATGTTAAGAATATCGTTTTAAATATAATATTAGCACAAACTATTGGTATTGCTATGGCTAATAAAATGACAACAAATACATACCATATAATTCAAACATTTATGCGAGTTTCTGATGAAGTAGGAACACGATCTTATTTTGAAACAGAGGTAAAATATTGTTATGATTTATTAGATAAAGCAAGTAAAAATAAAGAACAAAATATATTATTCGTAATGGATGAACCTATGCATTCTACACCACCAATTGAAGGTCAATCAACAGCTTATGCTGTATGTGAATATATTAATAATAATTTTAAAAATGCTACACTTATAGTTACGACACATTATCATTCTTTAATAGATTTAGGTTATACGTATAAAGAAAGTTTTATTAATTTATCAATGGAAGCTATACAACAAGATGAATATAATTTTAAATTTCCATATAGAATTAGAGAAAAAGAATCTAAACAATGCATAGCTTTAGAATTATTAGGACGTGAGATGTTTCCAGATGAATTAATTAAAAGTGCGATTAAAATGAAAAATAGATTATCTAATGTTGATGATAAATGATATCATTAAGTAGTATTCTTAACCGTTTGGATCTTGTGTTTTATATTATAGTTTTTGCTATTATTTATGTAGCTATTATATATTTATGGAAAAAAATAGCACAACTTGAAAGTTCTTTTTATAAATTAGAAACAACTTTTGCTACGCAGTTGTTATATAAAAATAAAGAAAATAATGCAAATCAATTTGCAGAAGATATGTTTATGAAAGTATTTGATAATAAACCTGACGAAAATGTTGAGCCTGTTAATATAGAAATTGTTACAGAACAACCTAAAGATATAGTCGAAGATCCTATTATTTCTGAAATAACAGAAATATTAACACCGTCTGTTGATGATAATGTATTTACTAAAACTAAATTAGCTAAAATGTCAGTAGAACAATTAAAAGAACATTGTGGTAATTTTGGTATTTCTACAGAAGGAAATAAACAAGAATTAATTAGTAAAATTCTTGCACATCAAAAATAGAACGAATATATTCTATATCAATTAAAGGTAAATAAGGTACATATTCCCATTCGTGTTTTTTAAGATATTTAATAAGTTTATAATCAGCTACAAACATATATTCTAATCCATATATTGGATCTATCATATACTTTTGTAAATATTTCGGTAAAACATTTATACTTGTTTTAGGCATAACTATTAATAATTGTTCTTTTGATTGTATAAAATGATTATCATAATTAGGAGTATATTCATATGTATTTAAATAATTTGCAATATCAGCTATACTTGGACAACCTAAATATGGATAATACCAGCTATGATCAATTTTATTTATATTTTTATTATAATAATTATAAGTCCAAAAAATACCATCAATATAGTATTTACAGGCTTGCGGTATATCTTCGATATAAACTTCATTTCTATAATAATTTTTTCTCCAATTTTTAGGTTCGTTTGCCATAAATTTATCTTCGTAATAAATAAGATTTTTAAATACTATTTGTAAATCTGTTAAATTAATATTAATAGGATCTGTTTTTGATATTAAACACGTATTTTTACAGACAGTTTTTAATATATTAATTCCATTACTTGATATTTTAAGACTAATAGGATGTGGTATAAAATCATTACCCATTATAGATAACATAACACAATAGGATTTAATAATATCAGCATTTTTATTAAAAATATAACACCATTCCAATTCTATATATTCTTTCAGTTTTTTAATACTAATATATGTTATCTTATTATCTTGTTCTCTCATTAAATAAATATTATCAGCTTTATCACTCATTAATGATAGTAATATTAGATCAGCATCTAATCCGTGAATTAAATAAACATTATTTGTATTAGGATCATTATGGATAGCGTCCAGTATTTTATGTTCCCCTTCACCATTATTATACATACTATCCATATTAATACATCTTGCTTTGATATATTTATTTAAACCATCCATAAAAGGTGTTCCACACGTTATAGCATTTGTATCCCAAGATTTATTCGTAGCTGAAATATATCTACGTTTTCTTTGTTGATTAATTTTAGCTAAAGGTGCTACACCATCAACTGATATAATATACTTGTCAGGTTTTATTATTTCAACTAAACTTAACGTTTTTTTCCATAATAAATGAAAGAATTCATCTTCACTTTTACCTTTACAAATTGTTTCGTGAGCTATTGGATGTATTAATCCATTATAGTCAAAAAATAAAATATTAATATTTGTAGGTATTTGTATAATATCTGGATATTTCTTAATTAGATCTGAATAATAAAAAGGAATGCCCATAATTAAAATATATTAATTATCTTTTATATCTTTTTTTCTTATATTTATTTAAAACACATACGATGGATTTTACCAACACTATTTCGAAATTGTTAACTGGAACCCCTCAATCGCAATATGCGGCGATTGCTATTTTAATTGCGGTCATTGCGATTATATTATCTATACTATTTAACGAAAATGAATTAACCTTAGGTGAAAGATTAATGTTAATTGGAAGTGTTATTTTATTCAGTATTCCTTCCATTATATTAGGACTATTTGATCTTACTTGTGTAGCCGGTAAAACTGTTGAAAATAGTTTATGTTGGTGGTGGGGTTGGGTAATTGCCTTCATTATCATTATTATTTGTGTGATTGTTGTATTTGCTTCAGTTTCATCTATGCTTACTTACAATGTTGCTACATCAAAATCAATTAAACCGGTTGTAGATGAAACAGAATCAAATAAAATCGCTAAAGAATTAGTCAAAGATGTTCCGGAAACTGTTAAACCTAAAGTTGAAATGCCTACTACGAGTGATATGACTATGCAACAAAATATACAGGGGGATATGACTGGTAATGTTGAGGGTATGGGTGGTTATGGTGCGGGTATGTCTTTAGTTGCTGAACCATTCCGTAATAAAGCTAAAAAAGAGAAGTTTAATACCAAGAAAGAAAAGTTTAGTAACTACTCAATAGAAGGTTTTGAAGGTTGTGAATATCAAGGTGTATGAAAATATAAAATAATTAAAACACAGACTAATAATATTAAGAAAAATATAAGTGAAAGATAATATAATTTATTATCAGGTGTTAATTCTTTTTTTTCAATAATATTTGTATTTTTCCAAATATTATAAGCTTCATCTAATGTTATTTGTTTTTTATTAATTCTTTCATTTACTTTATTATGAATATCAACTGTCCATTTAAATAATGTTTCTTTATTTGTCATTATAGGTGGATAATCAGCTATCATTTCTTTATAGTGATCTTGACAATCTAAACAAGGAAGAACATCACCAATTACTTCAAAAAACTTACGATATTGTTCTTTTTTCATATATGTAAGATCTTCAGGATATCCTAGAGCAACATTATGTATAAAACCCCATCCAAATTTACCCCAATTTTTAGGTTCCATTTTACTATATAAAATGAAATAATTATAATATATTATGTCTAAAATAATCTGTAAAAATTGTAATAGTGTAGGACATACTTATAGAGATTGTCCTCATCCAATAAGCAGTTATGGTATAATTTGTTTTACAATAATAAATAATGAAATACATTATTTAATGATTCAACGAAAAAATAGTTTATCTTTTATGGAATTTATTAAGGGTAATTACAAATCTATGGATTTTTCAAAAATAAATACATTAATTCAATCTATGACTACTGAAGAACAATCTATATTAAACTGTGATAATTTTGATATTATTTGGGAAAAAATATGGTTTCAATCTAATAATAAAAATACAAAAGAATATATAGATGCTAAAACTAATTTTGATATTTTATCTCAAAAAAATATTTTAAAAAACATTTTAAACAGTAATAAAAAAAGCATTACAGAACCGGAATGGGGATTTCCAAAAGGTCGTAAAAAACAAAACGAAACTGATATTGAATGTGCATTACGTGAATTTACGGAAGAAACACAATATAAACCAGATACGATTACAATTGATGATTATAGTTTTCCATATCACGAAATATTTTTTGGAACTAATAAAATTATGTATAAACATACATATTATATTGGGCAATTTGTGGGTGATCATACTATTCCTAAGTTTAATAAACAATGTATGCAACAAATTAGAGAAATTAGAGCTATTAAATGGATGAAAAATAATGAAGTTTTAGATCATATTAATATTCATAATATTGAACGTATTGAACTTTTTAAAAATATTCATAATAATATTTCTAAACAATATTGAATTTTAATTTATTCTGCTTTTAAATTAAATGAAAAAAACTTTTAATAAAGATGATTGTTTAGAATGGTTTAAAAAACCAGAAGTAGATCCACAGTCAAAACGTAAATTAAAACTTGATGCTAAAACTAAAAATAGTATTGTTAATCAATTAAAAACACAATGTGATAAATATAAAGAAAATAAAATTAAACCAAAATCACTTTCATCTGTATCAAGCGAACATAAAAGTATTACTAAAAAACAAACAGTTAAAGTAAAAAAAGAAAGTGATATTAATTATATTAAAGAATTTGCAGTTCATACTGAAAAACCTTATAATGTTGTTGAAGATCTAGATAAATCTATGATTGATGCTTGCCCTAAAAATGTTTTTAATAAAGCATATTTTCAATACTTTGTAGGACAATATATATCTAAAAGAAATAATTTTAAAAATCTATTATTATTTTATACAGTAGGAACTGGTAAAACTTGTGCGGCTATTTCAATAGCGGAATCTATATTAATAGGTCATAATAATTTTGAAGAACCGCCTATAATTGTTATTTTACCTAAAACATTAATTAAAAACTTTATGAATACTATATATGATTTTCATAATAAGAATATTAATCAATGTTCCGAAAATATTTATAAATTAAATAATTTTGATTCTACATTGCATTTAAATCAATTTATAAAACAACGATATAATATTATGACCTATGCTAAATTTCTAAAATATGATACTAAACTTGAAAATAAAACTATTCTTATTGATGAAGCACATAATTTACGTAATCCTATTGAAGATGATGATGATGATGAAGATGATGATGAAAATATTACTAAAGCAGAATTACTTAAAATATATTCAAAAGTTGAATCAGCAATTCAAAATGG